TGCCACCAAACTGCATTAACGTATCTTTTCGGGTACGAGTTAGCTTTTTAGGTTTGATGTTATTTAAAATAAAATCATCAACAACCTGTTCGTCATACATCAAATGCCTACCATGCTTGCAAACATGATCTGGAAAATGTTTCCATAGCTTTTGCATCCTTGCTCTAAGTTGTTTTCTTGTGATTCCCAACTTTGCTGCAATATGATCTCTATTCACTAGCATTTGTAAGCCTATCTATTGTGTGTAGCCTATTTAGCCTGGCGGGTTGATAGAAATTAATCAGCATCTCTGGATACTCAAACGGCTGTCCAGGTTGCTGTGTAAAATAAACATCCGACTCGTTATTAAAATCGTAGGCTTTCTTTATGCCAGTTTTGGGACCGTTACGAACCTCAGAAAGAATCGTATCTTTTAAAGCATCAATATCTTCCTTCAAGTAATACTTCTTACCTTTGATCGTGACAGGTTTAGGTATCTTTCCAATATTCCCCCAACGATAAACCGTCAAGGGGCTTGTTTTCAGAATGACGCAGACTTCACATCGGTTGTAGTAGCGATTCATAGTTAAGCCTCTAATTTAACGATTTTGGGATAGGTGCCTGACTCATCAACTACCGCTGCTGTTGGTTTGGTTGCGTGTTCTCTTGCCAGCTGTACACAATCGCCCAGATCATTAGGAGGCGGTGCAGACCGATAGGCTATCCACCTTGCCCACCATTGCAGAGCCTTTTCTTTAGCAAAGCCTTGATGGTTAAAACAGATCCACTCAGTACCTATAATTTTCAATCCAGCCCAATAATCAACTCTCATACAGGGATTGCCGCTTTGTTTTCCAATATGCTCTCTGTAAGTGACGTTAGTGACATCATAAGTAACAATCTTGGCCTCTAACTGGCTCCTCATGATTGCCGCGTTACTGGCTTCTCTTGCGGCTTTCTCTTCAGCTTCTCGCATCAGTGAGCCACACTCAGGACACTCCAGTAAACTAGCCGGCCTAACTTGCGCCCCGCAGTCATCGCAAATAGCATAAGGCGCAGCACCAGAATTAGATGATTTACTTTTCTTCCTACCTTTTATTGCATCTACTGGGCCGAGACGAGCAGTTGTATCGGTGAAGTCAAGCCACAAGCAATCCGTCTTACCATTCGATATGCGCATACCACGACCAGAGCCTTGCACATAAAGAACAGGGCTTTTAGTCGGGCGTAACCACAATATGCAGTCAATATCTTCAACATCAAATCCGGTAGCCAATGCTAAAACAGTAACCAGGCAACGCAATTCACCCCGTTTAAAGCTGTCGATCAGCTCTTCACGTTCTTTCTTAGGTGTTGAGCCACAGACCAGAGCAACCGCTATGCCTAGCTCAGTAAGACAGCTTACTAAGTGTTCAGCATTGGCAACAGTTGGAGTAAAGGCTATCCACTTCCTTCTATCTACAGCTAAGTTACAAGCCTCAACCGCTGCTGACTCTATATAAGTGTCAACACGCTCAGATAGATCCGAAATAGCGAAGTCGCCATTAACGATTTTCAAGTCGTCAGTTTCAATATGCGTACTGACGTTATCAATAGGCCGTATCAGTGGCGATAGAAAACCAAGATCCAGTAATTGCTGTATCTTTACTTCGTGAGCTATGGAGCAAAACAGCGGGTCCTTACCGTCGGTTAGCCACGTACCGTTACCTCTAAAGGGAGTCGCTGTTAAGCCGACTACTCTAAACTCACAATACTTGGCCAGATCATTTAGAAATTGGCGGTATTGACCTGAGCCATCAGGGTTGACCAAATGGCACTCATCGATAATTACACAATGGATATTGCCTAAGACATGTGCATTTTTAGCGATAGAGCCAATGGTCGCGACTATCACATCCGCTGTTGGTACTTTCTGCCCTAAGCTGGCAGAGTAATAACCGATACTGAGATGACGAGGCAATATGCGCCTTAACTTGTCGGCATTTTGTTCAGCTAGTTCTTTGGATGGTACTAAAATGATTGTTCTTGGATGAGCTTCAGGCCAGGTATCAAATAACAATCTGACTAACTCAGCAATGATAATTGACTTACCGGCACCGGTAGGTAGAGCCAGTATGGGACAGCGATCAATAGACGGATTACCAACCCACCAGTGATATAGTGCGTCTATGCTCTCCTGTTGATATTCACGGGGTTTCATTATTGTATTCCTCACATTCTTTATAAAAACTTATCTGTAAATCTTCGTAATCTTGTTTTCTGGCTTGGTAATTAGCCTTACGTCTAGCACTAACGGATTCTTTATTAGCTTGGTAATAATCCTTATTTTTAGCCGACTCAGCTTCTTTATTAGCTTCGTAACTAGCCTTTCTTGTAGCCGCAACTAATTCTTTATTAGCGTGTTTATAAACCTTACTGTAAGCCGCAATAGCTTCTTTATTGGTTTCTCTATAAACCTTAGTTCTAGCTAAAATAGCTTCTTTATTAGCTTGTTGATAAGCCTTTTGTCTAGCTAAAATAGCTTCTTTATTAGCTTGGTAATAATCCTTATTTTTAGCCGACTCAGCTTCTTTATTAGCTTGGTAATAATCCTTATTTTTAGCCGACTCAGCTTCTTTGTTAGCTTCGTAATAAACCTTAGCTTGTTCTTTAGTGTGAGCCACTAGAAATACTCCTCACATTCTTTATAAAAACTTATCTGTAAATCTTCGTAATCTTGTTTTCTGGCTTCTTTATAAGCCTTTTGTCTAGCTGCAATAGATTCTTTATTAGCTTGGTAACTAGCCTTATTTTTAGCTAAAACAGATTCTTTATTAGCTTTGTAATAATCTTTTCTATAAGCCGCAACTAATTCTTTATTAGCGTGTTTATAAACCTTAGCTTTAGTCGCAATAGCTTCTTTATTGGCTTCTCTATAAGCCTTATTCCTAGCTAAAACAGCTTCTTTGTTAGCTTCTCTATAAGCCTTTTGTCTAGCTAAAATAGCTTCTTTATTGGCTTCGTACTCAGCCTTTTTTCTAACCGCAATAGCGTCTTTATTGACTGCTACCCAAGCCTTAGTAGCCATTAAAAATACTCCGGTGTCTCAACTATCATGACTAAAGTTTCCCACCCCAAACTTTACTTGTTTCAGATTTTTTAATAGGGATGTATTCAAACATATCAGATGGGAGACGATACCTATACTCATGCAATGAATTAAGGGCATTATTGACAGATAGCGGACAACATTTATCCCTGATAATAATGCCTAATGCAGTTGCATATACCAATGATACTAATTTTTCTGGATAATCTTCGTTTTCTCGTACCTCTACGTTACAAGCTCCCCAAGAGCATTCATACATTCTTTTGCGGTCATAATAAAAATCCGCATCAGTTACAACTATGTCTATAGAATTACGGTTCCACTCTATTACATTATGTATAATTCTTCCTTTATCCCAGATACGGACAAGATCGTTTTTATAGTTTTCTGGATCAAATTTGTTTGGCATTAAAAATACTCCGGTGTCTCAACTATCTTGGCATTAAACTCTTTTCGCATTTCTTCATTAACGGGATCACCTAAGACAGACTTAGAGCCAGCAAAATGAATTTCATCTGAGCGATAACCATCGGCAGAGTTACTGAATAACTCGCCATTCAGCTTGTTTCTGTACGTCACGATATTAAGCTCTTGTGAGCCGTCTACCACTTCAGCAAAATTAGCTAAATGTGTTGGTGCAAAACGATGATGAATACAGCCAGCCTTTTGTTCAGCAACACTTAAATTGTCATTCTTAAAGTAGCCGCAGGACCATTTACCATTGCGTTCCGGTGTTACATGAGCGCAGCTACGACAAGTTGGAAGGGGGGCCTCAGTACCATGACAAATATTACTAAAGTCACACCACTTACATAAGTAATACGATGGATCACTAGAGATGCCCATTGGGGCTTCTTCACTAAAGATTACCTTTTCCGCTGTCTTGAGTAGCGCTTGGGCTAATTCAGGGTCAGCATCAATAATTTCTGTGTGTAAATCATCGGTATTTTTATTGGCAGCCATATATAAGGCTTTTGTCATGCCGGTGAGTGACATGTAAATTTGCATTTGCGCATAGTGCTGGGGCTTTGATGTTTTAACGCCTTTACTGATTAAATCTTTAAAACTCTTTTCGCCATGCGTTTTAAATTCAACACAGTGCCAAGTCTTAGGGTCAGAGGGTAGGCCAACAACAGCGCCATCCATACTGCCTCCAAAGTGACCACCGAGTTCAGATACACGCCATTGCTTACCTTCTTCAGGACCTTCTGTTACTTCACAGCCAATCCAGCGCAGTTCTTCAACAAAACGAGCTTCAGCGAGTTGCCCAGTTTCAAACAGCCTAAGCATACGACCATCGAAACTAGACTTCTTTACCCAACGAAAGCCGAACCACAATGCCTTTGAACAAGGCGCACCGATCTGACTTGCACCTAAATGAGGGCGCAGGCCATCGTCATTGCGTTCAACGCGGGCTTTATATATCAAATCGGTTAATGTGCTACGGCCTTCCATGATTAAACCCTAACTGCCCAAGGAGCCGCACCATTAGCAGCGACAGGAGCGGGTGTTGGTTGAGCGTAAGCTGGTGGAGTGAAACTTGGCGCAGCATGACTAGCAGAGCCATTGGCGGCCTCATACCCCACTATCTCATTGCTGTCATCATAGTTAGAGCCTGGAGCAGCAATACGGATCTTAACTTTGATAGTGACAGGAAGGTTATGCAGCTCGCTAGTATCTTTAAGCTGTAAGATACCAACCGCGTGACACAGCTGTGAGAGTTGACCTTGACCAATACTTTCAGCTTTAGGGTTATTATGCTGAACATTGATGTTAGAGAAGATACGACGATTCGCGTACTGCCCATCAACAATTTGCAGTTGCAGACTTAAGCCAGTGCCATTACCCGATTTAAGCAGCTTCATTTCAGATGAAGTGACCAAAGCCAGATAGTTACCGGCTGGAATGGGTGCAAAGCTAGTTTCTTGTGGTTTAACAGCGGTTGCGTCAAAATTAAATAATGCCATGATGGTTACCTTCTTATAGTGTGGTTTTGATGTTGTCGGAAAATTCCGAATAGTTAAGCGCTTGATTTTTGAGTCCAAAACGATTGCCGCCACAGTGGGCAGGGTGCGGTTCGAGATGCAAAATTCTTGCGCCAGTGGTTGTAGCCTTTGTTTCAGTTTTATTGAAGCCTGATTCGTTTTGGCGCGTGACAATCTTATAGCCGGCATAACCAATCACGTCTGCCCATTCCATGATCAAAGCTGATGCTCTGTCATGCAGTTTCAATACATGCGAGTCATAACCGTCAGTCATTGGATCGTCGATGCGTTTGATCTTGTCGTGAGCGATTAGAAACACACCCATGTTCTTAGCGTTGCGTAGGGCTTCAAAGCCTGACAGCAGGGTACGCCACTCTTCAGCAGCGGCTATATAGCCTTTGCCATAGCCTGCTTGCTCGATGTCTTTCCAGCCATTAGCATTGCAGACATGCTTATGAATAAGCGGTTCGCACCAGTCGAGTGAGTCTAAAAAGACATTCTCAAAGCCATGATCTTCAGTAATAAGAACTCCAAGAGCCTGATAGACATCATCAAGCGTTGTTGCTAACGGGAAAGCTACGGTGTCTATGTTAGTGGAACCATCTTCAGTTAAGATCCCTACGCAGTTTGGTGCGGAAGCTGCAAAAGTTGTTTTACCGATCTTTCCAGGTCCTACGATAACGACCTTCTTAGCGGCCAGTCGCTTTGTCTTACTAATTGATTGTAAATTTAAGGCCATAATGGCGTGTCCTATCTGATTGTTAATGCCGGTTTTGCCGGAGTTGAGGTTATAAATTTGGCGGCTTGTAAATAAGCCACGTCATCTAATTCTTGTACGGCTCTCATCGCTGTTGTAGAGATGTCAGCTGCCCACTTAAAACAGTTCTGCGTGTTTCTACCCAATCCTGCCCAGCTTGCTTGCAGACTGGCTGTATCAACTTTGCGGGATACTTTATATGTAACTGTTACTTTGCCTTCTTCGGTTGACTCAGATACCGAGCCTTCCTCTTTGTGAGGCATCAAGTTAATAATTAATGCTTCTAGTTCACGACGTGCAAATGTAGCGTCGTTTTCAGCTTCTTTGGCAATCTTCCACTCAGCGACTAAATCGTTTAACGCCATGATGGTTCTCCTATATAATAAAGATGCTCCGCTCGTGTGTAGCACTTGCTGAAGCGGTTAAGATAAAATCTGTTATTTGTGCGCCTAGCCTGTAAGCCCCTTCGAAAGTCCTTACTCGCTAGGTGTTCGCACAACTTTTTGAAGTTCACTCTCTTCCCCAGGCATCAATTAATGACATTGGAGAGATAGGTTGATAATTTCCGTCAGCTTTTGCTTGAGTTGAAAACAAATACAGCGATAACAGCAGTACAGCGGTAATGATGATTGCAGTCGCTACTTTGCCAACACTGCTTGCTTCAAAGTCATCATCAATCAGCTTTAACTCATGCTCATCAAGCAAGACTCGACGGGCTTCTTGTTGCACCCAGCGTTTGTCTGCGTAGTCGTGTTTAATCGGATATTTAATAGCCATCTCAATTACCTCCAGCAGGAAATATAACTTCAGGCATGAGTTCATCAAGTTGGAAGATTCTTCCCTTCTGCACGACGAACGTACCGGACTTAGTAGGTAGGATCTCTACATAACGACCTGACGTGGAGGAGTAGACCTGATTAGCGCCTAGTCCTAATATAAAGGCGACTAACCACCCTATGAATTTTGATTTGTTTGACATTTTTGTATCCCCTGTAATTATTATTGTTTCGGCTTCACACCGATTTGAGCATTGCCACACAAGTGAAATGTGTTGAGTTGCTTAATCTGTATTCATTCAGCTGATTACTGTTTCGGGCGTTCAGTGAGTGCTACTCACGTTCCTTTTGTAAGCGGGAACCTTTCTAGAATTGTTAGGCCGCGTTGCTAACTCAATAATCATGTGAATAAATGCTGGTTACGTTATCCAGCAGTACAACAACTCCTCCTTAGAAAATTTGTTGAAGTACCGTAAATACAGCCCCAGAGTAAAATCTGAAATACAAAAGGTTCCAGCCTGTATTCTCGGTTTTTGTAAAGCCAATCACCGACAACCGCTTACCCCAACAAAACTTTCCTCAAAAAAGCCCCGTATCGCTACGGAGCAGGTAGGAGTCACAACATGGACGTTGTATAAATAGCACTCGTTAAAATGCTATTTGTACAAAGAGCGTTGCTGCTAAGGTCTATCGCTATCAGGCGGCCTTGCAATCCTTCGACGGGGATTTTCCGTTTCGTTGGGTGTTATTATAACCAAAAGTTATAAGAAGTAAATAACCAATAGTGATTATTTCAAACAAAATACCACCTAAAACCACAAGTGATTGATTAATGACGGGATTTATTTTTCGATAGGCAATAAAAAGCCTCGGTTAAGAGGCTTAGGTGGGTGGTTATTTACTTATCATCATTTTGCGGATTATTGATTACATTCAGATAGGTATGATCCCAACGCCCCTCTGAATAACCGCTTATTTTGATCGTTCGTGATCTTGCTGTACTGCTTCAATAAATTCTTTATCGGCTGGCCCGTCTCCCTGTCGCCTTCGATGATAGGCAGATAAGGCATCAGGCAGGTTCACCCCCCCCCCCCCCACATTTTCCGGTCGGGGTGTCAAGGGTTTATTTTCTTTATTTTGCGATAATTTGAAGTCAATAAATTCATTAACTTCTTTTTGCTGTTCTGCACTCAATGAAGTGAATTTATCTAATAGGGGAGAGGGTGGTTGTTTTATTTCATCAATACGGATTGAACCTTTACCTGTTATTAACCATTCAACTCTTACGCCAAATTTCTCAGATATTTTAATAGCCGTATCCATTGATGGCAGTTTCTCTCCATTTAACCAATAGTTAATCATTGGTTGAGAGTAATCAAGCCATTTTGCAAGTTCCATTTGTGTTTTTGGCGCTTCCGATTCATTCCATGCCCACTTAAAACGGGCAGCATACGCTGAATATTTCATCAGGTAATTATGTTCTTTATGGGTATCACTATTAATTATAAAATCAAAATTTTTATTTGAGTTTAAATAACTATCGGTTATAATTGGAACCATGAGAGAACTCCTAGAAATTAAACAAAATAGATTTAAGACTGAACAGGCATTAGCTGACTTTATCGGTGTGTCTCAGCCAACCATTAACTATTGGCTAAGTGGCGAAAAAGTTCCTTCAGTAAAAAATGCAAATAAGCTCAAAGCGTTATTTGGAATTTCATTAGAGAAGATATTCACCCCTTCGGATAAATAATCATGGCAGAACATCCCGAAAAGAAACTCGTCAATATTCCAGTTGCTTGCACACCAGCAGTTAAAGAGCAAATTGCTAGGTTTGCAGAGGCAGCAAATCTGTCTAGCTCAGCATTTGTATTTGATCTAATCATTGAATTTCTCGATAAGAAAGATAGTGAGGCTATGTTACTCAATGACATCTTCGGTTACGAGATATTAAACAAATAGCAGATATATGCATTTTATTCGTTTGGTTATTTGCTTTATTGAAAAAATGCACTATGGAACAACTACTTAGTAGTGGATCGATATTATAAAGAAGAATAATTAAAAGATTTTAAACAAAAAAAAGCCCTGCATCCGACTAAAGATAAACAGGGCTTTCCCTCTAAAACAGGAAATATTATGCCAACATTTAAGAAGAATAACAATGAATATTAGCAGTAACAACATAGATTACCTGGCTAATATTTCTAAGCCTTGGGCATTTCTCGAAACGACCATTAGTGCTGCTGTTGAAAGTATCCGCTCCGATGAGTACAAGATTCTTATCGATGACATACGTCTATTGGACGATGATGCTTATAAAGTACAGAAACGCGGGCTTCCGACATTAAGCTGGAACGCGACATTTACCGGATCGATAGTCAATGATTCTTTTAAATCCTCATCTGGTCTATTCCATTTTGATATAGATCACCTGGACGGCCCTATAGAAGAGCATAAGGCCAAGATAGCGAGTTTAAAATCCTGCGTGTTCTGTTTCGTTAGTCCATCCGGTAAAGGATTAAAGGGTGCGCTGCGCATAGATCCGGAAACAGTAAAAGGGGATGCTGACTTTAAGGTGATCTTTTATAAAGCCCAGGACATGTTGAGACAGCATGGCTATGAGATCGACGAGAGCTGCAAGGATGTTAGGCGGCTGTGTTTTATCAGTCACGACCCTTTGATCTACGTTAATTATGAGGCTGATGAGTTTACTAGCGATTTTACACCCGCTGTCTATGTTAAGCCTGAACCTATTAAAGATGTTACTTCGGTTAAGGTGACTTATTCCGATGATCACGCGTCGATAGCAATAGGCCGCTGTGTTGATCTGTTGCAATCGTCAAGTAATGGCACACGTCATGAGCTACGCATTAAGGCGGGTGTATTGGGCGGTGGTTATATAGCTGGCGGCCTAGTCAATGAAGAACGACTGTACTCTATATTGCTCCAGGTATCTGACAGCATATCGGATAAAGGGATTACCGAAGCTAAAGAGCGTAAGGCGATTAAAGACGGCATAGAGCAGGGTAAACAGACACCTATCTATACGCTGTTTGAGCAAGTGCCTTTAGTTGATATATCGGCTCTATTAAATAGAGTATCCGCTACTGATGAAGTTGTGGTCCCTGCTAAGCCAGTGCATAAAACAGTTAGTGATTTATCAAAATTCCCAGTTGATATTCTTAACGATGCAGTTGATTTCTTTGAGCTGTTAAGCATAGAGCCAAGACGTTCTATTACTATGCAGGGTGTTATTGCCATGACAGCTGTTTTAGCGGGTCGTATATATAAGAGTAGCATGAGCAATGATTCATCGCTGTTCTTAATGACCTTAGCTGATACAGGATTTGGTAAAGGCTATCCAGCTAAAGCAATTAAGCGATTGTTTAATGAAGCTGGAGTAAATGATCTTATTCAAGGATCTGGCAATACATCCGCAGCTGCTGTGTTCTCAGCCTTAAAAGATGCACCTTGTCACATTCAGATGATTGATGAAATAGGTAAGCACTATGCGACTGCGGCTAAACAGCCCAATGGTCAGTTAGCGGAAGGTTTTAATACTTGCACGATTGCCTACAGCGAAACAGATTCAGTCATTCGCCCTCGCAACTACTCTACAGCCGGTTTAACTAAGGCGCAGTTAGCTAATCGGGGTAATCAGTTTATTATTAATCCATCTATGACTTTATTCGGGTTTGCGACTCCTGAGCAAGTTTTAAATAATTTATCCACCAACGATATAGATGATGGTTTTTTAAATCGTCAGATTATTGTTATCTCTGATGACAAGCCCTTGCATGAAAAGGATCTTGAGTTAGTTAATTGTCCTGAACAATTAATTGATTGGATTAAGTCGATGCGTAGAAAAAATCTAATGCCACATAGATTAGAGGACATGCTTGGTGTTGATACTGACTACGATATAAAACCCAATTTCATTACCGTTAATTATTCTCAGGAAGCTAAAGACCTTCTAAGAGCTTTTAAATTAGAAGTTGATGTGTATAAGGGTGACGATAAGAAGATGGCGATGCGCTGGCGTGAGAACGCGATGCGTATGTGTACTGCTATGGCTGTTGCTGAAGATTACAGTAATCCCACGATCACTTTAAAGATAGCTCAATGGTGTATTGATTACGTTCGGCATCATGGTATTCGCTTCTTAGTGGTTATGTCTGAGAATGTGGCTGATTCAGATTTCCACAGACTGCGGCTATTGATTAGCGCCTCTGTTAATAAAGCCGGCAAAAAAGGCGCTACAGAGAGTGAAATATCTCGTCATAACCGTTTGTTTGCTCGATCAACTCCGCAGTTAAGGGATCAAGTATTTTCAAGTCTTATTAGAGATAAGTTGATAGCTAAGGGGTTTGAAAAAAGTTTATCTGGAAGAGGTCGACCAAGGGAAGCGTACGTAAATTTCTCCTTAGCTGAAGAAAGTAGTGATTTATAAACAGCAGCAATACTGCGAACCTACTGTGCAGTTTATAACCCACGCCAGTCATGGGCTTGAGGATAATATGCAGCGTTTTACAAGGGGTACCCCCCTTTACTTTATAAGAAATTAACACGCATCAACTGCATATTTAATGCAGCAGGTGTATGCAGAGTGAAAGCCATGACTGGCGTGGCTTTGAGTGGTTTTTAGAGAAAAAACGCACACCCCCCTTATATATACCTTCTTTTTATATTTATATAAGTAAGGGGGGGGAGGGGGGGGTATATATATAGCAAGACCATACGTACCAAGGGTTATAAGCTGCAATCGGTGTCTATTCTATTCGCAATTAGTAAATATTTAAATTTAAGAGGATATATGACTGAAATTACTGAAATCACAGAAACAGCTAACGCCTTACCAACAGCGAAGAAAAGTAAGTACGGGAATATTAAGTGTGAAGTGGATGGACAGCAGTTTGACAGCAAGGCAGAGGGCAGGAGATTTAGAACGCTATGGATGTGGCAGCTGAGTGGGGCTATAAGCGATTTAGAGTTACAAGTTAAGTATGTGCTAACAACCAGCAAGAAACGTGACGACAACAGCACTGAGAGAGCTGCACATTACATTTGTGATTTTCAGTATCGTTGTGGCGAAACAGGAAAGCTAATTGTTGAGGATGTGAAAGGCGGTAAAGCTACGCCAGAGTTTATTTTAAAAAGAAAGATGATGCTTGAGAAATACGGCATCACGATTAAGGAAATTAGGAAATGATCAATCTGTTCGACAATTTATTGGAAATACCGTTTTACGCAACAGTTTTATTCATGATCTATGTAATTTATTCAGACTACTGGGGATGTTAATAATGCTACCGGCTAAAAAAGAGAAAGAAAGTATTGCTTGGTCTACTGACTCAGAAATTGAGTACATCAATCAAATTGGCACTTTTAGGCCCGATAACTGTAATCGCATAACTTTCCTACAAGGTTATATTGCAGCAATACCAAATAGGGTTAAATGGGCAGGAATCGACAAGATCAAGGTAACTAAACACGCAAAAACATTGTTGCAAGAGAATTTAGACAGGGAGTTGTGTTGATTACGTATTGGATGCTGCGTTGGGTGCGTGATTGGACGATATTCCCCTGGATCTGCTCTGATGATGACGGCTGGGAATTTACCTGGATCTTCCTTCTAGTTGGAAGAATGTCCGCTGAAGCATTTAACTTCGAAGAGGAATGAAGATGGCTAGGGATATGCGCAGAAAAGAAAAGAGAGCATTAAAGTTTGGTGGACCGACTTATGTACCACCCTCAGATACTTTGTACACACCAGAGCGAAAAGAGCCTAAACCGCTTAGGCCGATGAATGATGCTCAGTATGATTACATTGAGAGTATCCGTACCAACGTCATTACTTTTGCTTTAGGTCCTGCTGGTACCGGTAAAACTTATATAGCGGCTGCTATTGCTGCGGATATGTTGGTGAAAGGCGAGATCGATAAAATCATCATGACACGACCAGCTGTCGATGCAGGGAGAAATTGGGGAGCGTTACCTGGTGAGTTAGCTGAAAAGTACGCACCCTTCATGGAGCCGTTGGTAGATGTACTTAATGAGCGACTTGGCAAGAGCCACACGGATTATTTGTTTAAACGTGGGTCTATACAAGCAAAGCCTCTGGAATTTATGAGAGGAAAAACATTCTCACGTTGCTTTTATATTTTAGATGAAGCGCAGAACACAACGCCCAGTCAGATGAAGTTGTTTGCAACAAGAATAGGGGAGGACTGCAAAGTAGTGATTGACGGTGATTTAGCACAAAAAGATATTAATGGCGTGTCTGGATTGCTAGATGCCAGCCATCGGTTAGTAGACATACCTAAAATTGGCATGGTGGTTTTTACTGTTGATGACTGCGTGAGATCCGGTATGGTTAAAGCAATATTGAGGGCGTATGACTGATGGAAGAAGCTGAGTGGGACGTAGAGTTACTGTACAAATGGGCCAAGATGGACACTAAGCCCGTATCAGAGCAGCAGGAAGATGATTATATGGCAAGAGTGCGTGTACTGGTCATCGATCAGCACAAGAGCAATTCAGAAGCAAGACGTACAGCGTATAAAGAGATTATATGAAACATGGTCATTACTATAAAGACGTTCGGAATCTTGAACAGATAGATGTTTATCGTGTGCTGGAATTATTTGAAGTAGCTAACCCTTGTTTGCAACATGCCATTAAAAAACTACTTTGCAGCGGTACAAGAGGGTCAAAAAATCAAAATCAGGACGTAGCGGAAGCGATAGACACCTTGCTGAGATATCAAGAGATGAGAGTAGAAGGGCAGGATGTGAAAGTAGATGGGGCAGAATTATGACTTGTTGGCCGATGCTTACGTTCCAGCCAATCAATTTATTTAATGCACCAGTACGGGTAGCACATTGTAAACACACCCACTGGGCAACGTATGTGAGCTGGAAAAAGCATACTTGCATAGATTGCGGCTTAGAAAAGCCACTTTATGAACTTGAAATTCAACATCAGAGGTAATTGTGGATCTACAACTAGCAGCAGGGTTAATCGCACTGTGCATCGGTGTCATTGGTGTAACAGGTATCATCGTCAAGATAACCTTGAAAGCATTTCAAGACCTGTTTGACAAAGATGAAGATGGGTATTTTTAATGGCGTTGAAAACCAGCAACAAGAATCGGAAGAAGAACGTGAAGTTCAAGAGTGATGAGAGTTCGTATCAAGCGAATCGGTTATAACTTAACCGAATTCGGCCAACTTACTTAATGTAATTTTCTATCTATTTTTTAAAATATTAATTAGATATATTTTTTGCCTGACAAAGAAAAGCCCCGATTAAGGGCTTCAACTTTCATCTTTATTCTCCTTTTTACGTAAGTTATACGCATTAGTTTTATTCTTATTGCGGCATGACTCGCAAAGAGTCTTACGTATCATACCTAGGAAGACTACACCACACTGAGCGCAGGGCTTGGTTTCGGTCTTGCGTAGAGCGGCTAGAGCCTGAGCTGCTTCAGATTTATTCATATTTTCCAGATAGTTAAAGCCCCATTTCTGGGGCGTGGTTAGTTAGATATAGTCTTTGGCACAAATGCTAGTATCAAAAGTTAGATACTTAGTAGTGTAAGCTTCTTTGTTAGGGATAGTGTAAACATTCCACCAGTCGCTCATAAAATCATTATCAGTATGATCTGCGACACATTCATCGTATTCTTGATCTGGCTCTAAAACAATCAGCGCCCAACCAGCTCTCGCCTTAAATGAGTCTCTTAAGACTATCTCAGATTCACTCACTGACTCGATGCAATTAATAATATCTTGATACGATACCGAGTCTTTAACCTCCCATACCCCGCCATCATAAACTGATACGGTTAGCTTGTTTGCTAATGCGTGTTTAACTAAGTGTTTATATGCTTTCATAATCAATCTCCAAAGTAATGCCCCATCCTTGGGGCGAAAGTTTTACGCCGCTTCTTGTTCTTTTCTAGCTTCAAAATCCATCAACTCATCTTCATCATCCTGAGAGTAGGCTTCTGATCCATAAGCTGACTCTGTGCGTCTAAATCCATCCATTGATCGGCTTACTTCTAATAAGGAAACAATCAACTCAGCTTTAGACTTAGCCTCTTCTCTTATATCAGACCAATACCACCAACCATCATCAGCCTCAACTTGCTCAGCACCTTCAAATGATTCGCAATGAGTCCAACGACGACCCTTAGAATCCTCAGCCATCACAAAATAAGCTTCAGCAATAAAATCACCATCTTCATCAGTACCCGCTTTATATAAATCTGATACCACTCCAAATATTACGTCTTTAGCAAATAATTCCATCTCAATCTCCAGTTTATGTTTATGTCGCCCACCCTAGGGTAGGTGTCTATTACAACAGCTTGTTACCAGTAACGCAAGCGGTAAATAATAAATAAAGACAATAAATATGCTTATATTGCATAAACATTAGATATAGTATAATAGAGCTATGATTTTATTAGATATAGTGTTATGACTCCCAAACAAGAAGCCTTTGCTATTGCTGTCTCAAGCGGAATGACACAAGCCGATGCGTATCGTAGTGTGTATAACGTCAGAGCGAATACTAAGCAAGAGTCTATACATCAAGCTGCATCTACAGTCATGGCAAACATCAACGTGTCATCAAGGGTCGATGAGCTTAAGCAACAGCTTGCTGATAAAGAGCTGTGGACTAGAGAAGATAGCATTAGAGCGATGATACAAGTGATTGAAGAGCCTGATAATCAGGGCTGTAAGATTAATGCGGTCAAAGTGATTAATGATATGCAGGGATTTAATGCCGCTACAAAAACTCAAGTGTCTGGGACGATAACGCATGAAAATGCTTTAGATATGCTCAGATGACATCAGATGAATTGATCATCAGACAGAAACTTAAAGATGACTTCGATCATTACTCAAATCGTTGCTTAAGCATACGCACCAAAGAGGGCGGGATGGTACCGCTCCAGCTTAATGAAGCGCAGAAATACATTCACCAGCAATTAGAAAAGCAGCTGGAAACAACCGGTAAGATTCGTGCATTGGTATTAAAAGGAAGGCAGCAAGGTGTCTCTACCTACTCTGAGGCCAGATTCTACTGGAAGGTCACACACAGACGCGGTGTTAAAGCCTTTATCTTGACGCATGAAGCCGAGTCTACTGCTGCACTCTTTGAAATAGCACAGCGGTATCATGATAACTGCAATGAATTAGTGAAGCCGTCTACTGGAGCATCAAGCGCAAAAGAACTGTATTTTGATGGCTTAGATAGTGGTTACAAAGTGGGAACAGCGGGTAATAAGTCTGTTGGACGTGGTACTACTATTCAATACTTTCATGGATCTGAAGTTGCCTTCTGGCCTCATGCGAGTGAACATGCAAAGGGTATCTTGCAAGCCGTTCCTGATGCGCGTGACACTGAAATAATCCTAGAGTCTACCGGTAACGGCATAGGTAACTACTTTCACCAGCAATGGCAATTAGCCGAGCGTGGTGAGTCTGAGTACCAGGCAATCTTCGTACCTTGGTATTGGCAGACAGAATATACAAAGCCGGTACCTATTGAATTTAAAGCCACTGATGATGAGCAGATGTTAGCCGAGCAATATGGCCTCAATCATGGCCAGTTGCAGTTTAGACGCTCAAAGATAGCGGATCTATCAGTTGATGGTGTTGATGGCACAGTATCGTTTAAACAAGAGTATCCATTTAATGCTATCGAAGCCTTCCAAGTATCTGGTGGCGACACGCTAATCAATCCTGAATGTGTGATGAACGCCAGGCAGCAAAAGATTGAAGGACATGGCGGCATTATTATTGGTGTAGATCCTGCGCGTTATGGCGAGGATAGAACCTCCATCATCTATCGTCAGGGTCGTAAAGCCTACAATCTCATTAGCTACAGTAAAAAGAACACAATGGAAGTCGCGGGTATCGTACATACACTGATAGAGCGTGATAATCCTGCTCAAGTGGCTGTTGATGTTGGTGGCTTAGGTGCTGGTGTCGTTGATAGATTAATAGAACTGGGTCATGGCGATGTAGTTGTCGCTGTCAATGCTGGCTCATCACCACTTGATCAAGACAAATATAAGAATAGACGCGCTGAAATGTGGGGAGAGCTTAAGAGTTGGCTGAATGACACGGTGCCAGTGCAGGTGCCTGATAGCGACTCATTACACTCAGATCTCTGTGCGCCATTCTATTCATACGATAGCAATTCACGTTTAGTCATAGAGCGTAAAGAAGAAATGCGTAAACGTGGTGTTAGATCACCCGATGAAGCCGATGCACTCTGTTTAACCTTTGCTGAACCCATACGAAAAGCAAAAGCTACTTATAAAACCATTAACACTTTTACAGGCGATACGATTACCGGTTACTAGCTTCTCATTGGTGAGAACCACACTTTAACGAATGTCGGGAGACATACGATGCAAACTATGCAACAGAACGACGAGTATGAACTCGATGATAACGCTGATGAAGAATCTGGTGAACAGATACAGGCACTGGGTTGGCGTTTAACTCGATTAGCACAAGAACAGATCGGTATTCGTCAGCAGACTGAGGATCGGTGGTTATCAGACCTTGAGCAGTACATGGGTCATTATGATGCTGAAACTCTTGAGCGACTCAAGAAATCAGCGGGTAGTCAAGCCTTCGTCAATATTACACGCAGTAAATCTACCGGTGCTGAATCAAGACTGGCTGATATGCTGTTCCCGTCTGATGACACGAACTGGGCGATACAACCGACACCGGTGCCAGAGATTCAGAAAATGGCAATGAATCAGGAAGTCGCTGGTCAAGATGAGCAGGGTAATGAAGTCACTCATGCTGATCTAGCGAAAGAGATGCTGAAAGAAGCACAGCAACGTGCTGAAGCCATGACCAGGGAGATTGATGATCAACTTGTTGAGGCTAAGTACCACACCATTGCAAGAGAGGTTATCCATGATGCTTGCTTGTTTGGTACGGGTATATTAAAAGGCCCAGTGGTTATCAATCGTAGTCGTAAGAACTGGAAGCAGTTAGATAACGCAGTCTATGAGTTAGATATTGTTCAAGAGTATCGACCTGGTGTTGAGCGTGTCAATGTCTGGGACTGGTTCCCTGATATGTCAGCAACCAAGATTACCGAATGTGGCTTTATCTTTGAGCGACGTTATGTCACCAAGAAGCAGTTGATCGAGTTATCTAAGCGACCAGGCTATCTAAAAGATCAAATCAAAAAGATTATTGCTGTTGATGCGAGGAATAACTCGAATGGCTCTAGTCATGTTGGCAGGTTACGTGAGTTATCCGGTGTACAAGCGAACATCAATGATAACCGCTATGAGTTGTGGGAGTATCACGGTCCTGCGACTAAAGAAGATCTGGAATCCTGTGGTTGTGCTGTTGAAGATGATGACCTGATTGAACATGACGTGATTGTTAGTTTTATCAATGGCGTAGTGATCAAGGCTGATCTTAACCCCTTAGAAACCGGTGAATGTCCTTACAGCGTATTCGCTTATGAAGATGATGATACGTCAGTGTTTGGCTTTGGTATTCCGTACTTGCTACGTAATGAGCAACGCATCGTTAATGCCGCTTGGCGTATGTTGTTAGACAATGCTGCTTTATCAACTGGACCACAGTTAATCATCAATAGAGAGTTGGTGACACCTTCTGACGGTTCATGGGATTTAAAAGCTAGAAAAGTCTGGTGGCTTACAGATCCAGAGCATCGAGTTAATGATGCTTTCGGTAGTCATGAGATAGCTTCACATCAAGCAGAGTTATCTGCCATCTTTGAGACAGCTAAGAGCATGGCCAGTGAAGTGACTTCATTACCCATGTTAGCTCAAGGTGAAGTCGCCTCT